ATGACAAAGAAAAAATCACACAAACCCGGCTCTGCCACTATTGCACTCAATAAACGTGCTCGCCATGAATATTTCATTGAAGATGAAATCGAAGCGGGACTGTCGTTACAGGGCTGGGAAGTTAAATCACTGCGTGCGGGTAAAGCCAATATCAGTGATAGCTATGTAATCATGCGTGATGGTGAGGCGTACCTGTTTGGTGCCACCATTACACCGTTAAACGTTGCCTCTACTCATGTTGTTTGTGATCCGACACGTACGCGTAAGCTGTTATTAAAACAACGTGAATTAGCTAATCTCTATGGCCAAATAAACCGTGATGGTTACACCGTGGTTGCCCTTTCCTTATATTGGAAAAATGCATGGTGTAAAATCAAAATTGGCGTAGCTAAAGGTAAAAAAGATCACGATAAGCGTGACACCATAAAAGATCGTGAGTGGAAATTAGACAAAGCACGGATCATGAAAAATGCTAACCGCTAAATTGCGTTAACTACTAGCAATAGCAGGTATTTTTCTGATATACTCACTTTCAACAACTTGGGGCTGATTCTGGATTCGACGGGATTTGCGAAACCCAAGGTGCATGCCGAGGGGCGGTTGGCCTCGTAAAAAGCCGCAAAAAGATAGTCGCAAACGACAATCAATATAAAGCACTAGCAGCTTAATAACCTGCCTAGAGCCTTCTCTCCCTAGCTTCCGCTCTTAAGACGGGGATAAAGAGGAGTCAAACCCAAAAGAGATCGCGTGGATGCCTAGCTTGGGGTTGAAGCGTTAAATTTAATCAAGCTAGCTTATTTGTGGCGTGTCTGTCCGCAGCAAGTAAGTGAATTTAAAGACTAGACTAAGCATGTAGTGCCGCGGATGTAGAAATTTCGGACGCGGGTTCAACTCCCGCCAGCTCCACCAAATTTGGTGGGTCAGTGATAGGACAACGGTTTCAAAAACAAGAAGTTAGCGAAATCGACAAGACTATACACTGACAACAAAAGGACTTGAAAGTGCACGCGAAATGCACGTGCATTTGAATAAAGAACCCTAAGGGTAACTCCTTAGGGTTTTCTATTTGTAACAAAGTGTAATAAAATGTTTCATTCAATCCCTTCGTTAGAAAAAATTCTAGAACAATATTAATTCATTAAATATGAAATAATATGCATATCACCTAAAACCCTTACTTGACGCGTTAGGATGACAAGCCCTTTTATTTGTATTTCTTATTAATTCCTTGTTGTTGAATAGATGTAAGCCACAATAAGGAATACTAAAAATGAGAATGGCTCTATATAGCTGTCATTATCATAGAAATCAGTTATCAATATTGAATTCTACAAATAAAAGAACAAAAATTGAGCATTTTAGTACGAAGTAACGTACACTGAATCACGATATCCCTATAATGGGGGAAAAATATGAAAGCTTTTAATGTGATAAGAATGTTTCAAGGCGCACAAGTAGAAGTCACCTGCCCTAGCTGTTCTTACGTAGCTAAACAAAACAAACACAAACTTAAGAAAAACCTAATATTATTATGCCCTAATTGTGGCTACATGTTTTATTTCAATAAAATATAAACACAACTCAATATACCCGTTATTGCCGTGGAAGTTGAACAACAACCAGCACATTTGCGCGAGTATTTTAACGAACGATTGGCATTTTATCGAGAGAGAGACAAGAAGTTGCCTGATGGGAATTCGGTGCAGTATTTGAAAATAGAGTAGTGCGATGCTTAAAGAAATAGATTCTTTTGATAAGAAAAATATTCTCGAATCTACCCGCAGAACATTAGATAGCATGGTTAAAGATGGTTTGCTAGAGAAAGTGTCCAGTTACGAGTGAAGACAAAACAAACACCAAAGCTCAAGTTCATCACCTGGTGTTCGCTGTGTAGTTAGTCGGTATGGCTTACGAGGAGAGTGTCGCCTGGTGAAATACGAAAATGACGGAGAGGATTTTATTGAAGGTGAGTGTGTTAAGACTGATTAACTTACTGATTTTTCTAGATCGTCATTTGAAACAAAAAATCCTCCGCTAAGAGGCTTTCAAAACGATACGAATAAATATTATATACGTTTGTTCATTACCACTTATCACGATAATCAAATGCTACCTGGTAATCGTATTTATTTAGTTCAATTTTATGTTTGATATATTTCTGTAGGTAAGGAACCCATGCGGAAATAACATCGAAGCTACCTGCATTTATGATGTTTTCTGTCGGATTAACAGTCTGTTCAATAACCGTGTCGTCATCTCCCAGATCGACCGAATATTCTTCACCAATAAAACTTTCAGTCTTTTTATCGAACCAAGTTAAATCAATTTTCAATCCCATAATATTATCCTTACAAGTATTTTTTGATATTACGTTTTGGATCAGCAGGTTTCAACTGATTGCCCGTCTTTGGATCAAACGCGCCAAGATGCTGACCATCGCTTGCACGATAACCTTCAATAATGGCTAACATTTTATCTATATCTAACATGATGTGCTTTGAACATATAAGAAAGCCTCCGTGAAGAGGCCTCTATTAATTTAACAAGAGCAATGATTAACCTTTTTTAAATCCAGGCTTACCATTTTTAGCCCTCCATTCTTTAACTTCTTTAATAATAGCAGTAGCACTCCCATCATTATTGCCTTCTGGATAATAAATCAGATCCGAACCTTCAGGATGCTCAGTGATTTTAATAAAATGTTCTAAATTATCATCTTGTGTTTTTTCGTCACCTTCACAATTAATTATAGCTTCAATAAATTGTTTAAATTCAGCTTCTGTATAATCATTAATGCTATTTTTCAGTTTCATCATTATTTTCCTTTGTGAATATCAATGTGACGTTTCGGAGTAGCGACTCGAATATTATCTATATCATAAACCTCTCCACCTTGACTAATCGGTTTATCATGGTGAAGCTCAAAGGAACGTCTCCCTCCAACACTATCTTTATATCTAGCCCTAGGTGCCAAACCATTTCGCATTCGAGTTCTGTTACTTTGTATAAAATTCTTACTTAACTCTGGATCTTTAGATACCTCCTCCCATAATTTCCGTCTAAACTCATCGAAATTATTAAATTTTTTACCCCGTAATTTATCTGCAATACGGTCAGGAATAGGAGCGCCTTTTTCTTTTCCCGCATCGTCAAGCCATTTATCACCCACTTTTTGCCCTTTTCCCGTGGCGGTTCCTGGCTGATGACGTTTTTTCTCCTTATTAAGCTTATCCTCAGCGGCTTTTTTCTTCTCCTCTGCTTTCTTACGACTTTCCATCGCAATGACTAAGGCTTCCTCCGCCGCTTTTATCTTCGTCCGTTGCTTTAATAATTGTTCACGAACTAACGTCAGTTGCTCTATTGCTGTGCCTTGATAGAACTCTCCTAGAGTTAATATCGATTCCGTTGGGCTATCAATATAATCTTGTGGTACTTTATCCTCTGAATATTTAGTTAAAACTTCTTTCCAGTCAGTTTCTTCCGTAAATAACGCTTCTGCACCTTTATCAAGAAGTAAATTAAGCCGTTCCTTCGTTTCTATCATCGCAAAAAAATCAAATTTTATACGATTTTTATTCCCCCAGTCAGGAAGCTCATAGATTTCATGCCAATCTACTTTTAATGGATGAGCAACAGGGTTAAGTAAAGATAAACCTAATGGTTCATTTTTTAACTTATTCAGTTGCTGCTCTTTATCATTAACATAAACAAGCGCCTTAGCTAATTCTTTTTCAGCTTCGACTAATTTTCGCTCTGCAGCTACTACCGGATGTGTCGCCAAATACTCTTTATCTCGACGAAGTATTTCTTCAACTTGTTTCTTTTCCTGTTCAGGAGAAACCTTTCTCGATACTGAAACATAAATAGGCTCATGCTTGCCATCAAAATGCACGATAGCATGGTGTGTTTCTAGCCAATTGGGGTATGTAGGAAGATAACCTTCGACCTTAGGAGCCTCATTTACTTTTACCGTTTTTTTCGCCACTGTCTTTGGTGAAGCTATTTGAATCTGCATCGGCTTCATATTTGGCATAATTTGCGCAGTATACACATTCGGTTTATTGGTGGGGATGGCTTTCACCACGGATACCCGTGATGGCTCTTTTTGTTGGGTAAAGGCATTTTCCCGTTTTTTACTCTCTAGATTAATCACGGGTTCAGCCAATACAGTGACAGGAACTTGAGCGTTTTTCGGTATATCATTGGCTGGAACAGATGTCACGGCCTTAGCCGGTAAACTGGTTACTTGGTAAGGCTGTGTTTTATCCACCACACGAAAAGCGCGCGATTTCTCTAACATCGCTTGTTCTTCTGCTTCGGACATAATGGTATCACTCGGATAGAGTGCGCTTACAAGAGCACCACCCACTAATCTCCCCACATAAGGCGCCGCTTTGCTTAAAACATTAAAACCTTGCATCAAAGCAGAATCAATGGCTCCCCAATTAACCGTAAACCCAAGTACACCATTAACCGGATAAATCGTCACCGGAAGAGCAGCATAAGACATCACCGCCATTTTCTCAGGGGTTTTACTTAAATCTAACTGATTAACAGATGAAGAATGATGATTATCACCACCTTCGCCTTTTCCTACTGGGCCACTACCTAAATCACCTCGACTGGGTTTATCCGCAGTCACCGTAAGAGAATCAACTGAACGCTTACTGTGTCCCATAAAAACCTCCTTATTTATTTTATCCTGATAAAGATAGAGTACGTTAAATACTCGACACACTAAGTACAACCACGTACTGTATGAAAACACAGTATATACAGAGAAAATATCGTCAGACAACCTGTTTGTTTCGGCTATATTCGGATAAAAATTGAAGCAACAAGGAAAGTAATATGAGATGAAAAAATTGATAGGATAAAAAGCCCACATAAAGTGGACTAAATATGAATTATGATTTATAGAAACTAACACGATATGACGTACGGTCTCTGTTGTGAGGTATTTGAGCAAATGGCGAGATTATTAACTGTTCATTTGGTACCTGTGCCAGAGACAATAGCAGACCCTGACACTGTGCTAACAGTGCCTGTTGTGTATATCATGATTTATTTCCTAAATTTATTTTTTTATATGTGAATTATCTTTGCAATATATTTTGTCAAACATATCAGGGCTAACCCAACCGCCTTGCCATAAACCTGCTTTACCGTATCCAAAATACATATTATTATCATTATTATAGCGACTTAATTTAAAACTCTGATATTTTTCAATAGTCTGAATTTTAATTAAACCAACACACTCCACTGTCTGATAATTTATAGGTTTTCTATCAACACAGCCTGAAATAAATACCGCAATAGATAATAAAATTATTTTTTTCATAATACCTTCTTAATATCGCTCACATCTATTATTAAGCAAGTAGATGGAAATCTAGATAAATCACGATTTGCACTGCCTGTGCTCCAAAGAACAGCTTCTTTATATCTTACTTGTAACGTATTTCCCACTCTTTTAATAAAAGTATCCATCCAAGCCCCTTCAAATCCATCTTCCCATATTCCTCCCATTCCGCCACCAAAAACGAAAGCTAAATCTTTTATATTTGGTAATTGATAATCAATATCTTCTTTCCATGATGCAATAAAATATCCTACTATTTTTAGCACCCCCCAATTAGAGTTATAAACAGTCTGTTTTGTACTACTATTTTTTATAACGACTCCATATTTTTCTTTAAAAATATTATTCGGAAAATCACCAAATTCAAATACATCAACACTACCCGAAGAGTCATTATAAGGTTGGGATATCTGGATATTTTTATCACTTCCTTTTATGGCTCCCCCAATAACTTTAACAAAAACATTATTAGGTGATACAGCAAATAACTTTGTAGATAAATGTGGGGTAATCGGTAATTCAGTATAATATCCTTGATTTCCAGATACTATCCCACCTTTCATTACAACAGTCTGCTTTCTAATACAGTTCATAACCGTATTAAAGCTATCTATTTGAATATGACGATCCTTTCCTTTTATAATAATGCCATATTTACCCATCAATATACTCCATAATATAACCTAATGATGTCATCATATATATCGATTAAGCCATTTCTATAAACATTATCGAGTTCAAGAATAATTACCCCGTTATTAATATTTAAAATAACATCTCCAGCTAACCCCCTCATAAAAGAAGTTCCAAACCAAGCAAATACTTCTCCATATTTATTTAGATCAGAATGGTCATAACTAAAAGTTTTTTTAGTCATAAGTGGTATTGGAGTAATATCATGCCAACCAACAATTCGTCCAACCCTATCGGATGTATTTAATAAATTAATTCCATATTTTTTAGATTTGATTACCATGCCATAATTATCGCTCATTTGTAATATCACCAATAATAACAACATTATACCCAGTTTCGTCTTTTACATATAAATTTTGATTGGTTAATGTTGTCCCTCCATTACCACTCGTAAAGCGAAAAACATTGTTTTTAGCATCCAATAAAAAGCCATTCCCTTTATCAAATCCTGATGATTTAAAATAATCGAGTACCACTAATTTTTGTATCCACGCTTTATCCATTAAGGCTTCATGAATAACCACCTGTCCATTCTTCACGATAAACGGTGTCACCACTTTGCCATTTAATGACGATATCACTGCAAAGTTTTGGGCATTGACCAGAAATTGGCTATTTCCTTGTGCATTAAACCCTAAGCCAATGCCCGTAATGACTTTATTCCCTTTGCTATCTTGCTGAACTTTCATTGTCCATGATGCGGAAATTTTGCCATTTATGTCGGTGACCACTTTCGACGTTTGTTCGATTTTGGCTGAACTTGTACCCACTTGGCTTTCAAGGCGAGTGACTTGCTGGGCGGTAGAGGTCACTTTACCTGAGACCTCAGTCACCTTAGTTTCAAGTTGGTTTACCGCATTCGCCGTTGCATTGGCTTTCTGTTCGCTGGACTTAGGTACTTCATTCGCCACAAATCCTTTTGGTGCCACCGATTGTTTGTTATTGGTATAAGTGCGGGTGATAATTTGATGGTTAACACTTTTATGCTTAGTGAGCTGATATTTAGCCCCTCCTCGCAAATAGATATATTCCACAGAACCATTCGTTAATTGAGCTGGCCCCATCACAGGGGATTGATTTGTCCATCGCCAATCAAAATTATCAATGATGCGGTTTTCAGACTGGGTTCCCCATCCAGAACCACTCACTTGCCATTCCACAATCATGGCAAAACCTTTGGTATTGTGAGTCGCATAGCTCGGTTTATTGTCTCTATATTGCCCTAATGTCCTAAAAACCTTAAAGGCATAACGTCGAGAAGTTACTAATGGCAAAATAATCGGATAATAGGTGTTTTCATTGAGTTTAGATAAATCTAAATCCACCACCACAGACTCCGTTAAATCGGCTTTCACTGTATCTAATTTGCTGGATAACGTTTGTACCTGAGAGGTTGCAGACGTCACTTTGCCATCAATATTAGATACTCGCGTATTTAACGCATTCACCACACTGCTATCAGCTTTCCCCTTAAGATTTGAATTGAGCGTTGAAATCTCTTGCGTTTGTGCTTGCTGTTTCGAGGTGAGGGTTTCTAATGATTTATTAATCGCTGAAACATTCCCATTCATCCGTGTTTCCAGTGATTGTCGGGCTTTCGCTTCTGCTTGGTCGCCTGTAACACGTGCTTGTTTCTCTGCGGAAATGAGTCCTGCGGTGACTTTCGATAAATCATTACCGGTATAATCACCACGAAGTTGAGTGGCTAAGAATTGGCGTTGTTGTGCTTCGGTTTTATCAGTCTCAATACGTGCTTGTTGCTCTTGTTTAATTGCGGCTGCCTGTGCTTCTGTTGCCGTTGAAACTTGATTTATCCGCTCAGCCAGTAATTTTCCTGCCTCCTCCCATTTTTTTTCACTTTCTTCAATCGTCGCGCCTTGCCTCATTGACTCTTCTAAAAGCTTGTCGTGATTTATCCTCATTAACTCATGTAATTCAGTAATATCGATTTGGTTAGCTTTACTGTTAATTTCACCCAATAAGTCTTGTGCGAGTTGGTCTCGGCTGATTTGCCCCGCTAATTCATCAAGAAGCAACTCCGTTTGAGCTGAGCAAACACCAGAAGCCTCCACAAAAGGTGATTTGCCATAGCTGTTGATTGTTCGAACATAAAAATAATACGTATGTCCTGCTTTTAAATTCTCTTGCGTCCAGAAATTCCCTTGGCCAACTTTGTTTGTTTTGGTGATCACTTCATTTTCAGAAAGATTAGCGAGTTTTTCCTCACTAAACCAAAACTCAAAGGTATAACCCAAGACAGCACTATCACCTTGTTTTGGCGAGACGGTGAGGCTGAACATTCCCGAAGTAACATCAACCTTAATGGGAGCTGGCGGTGCTTGGATAGCAAAATCACTGATAGCGGGTGCCGACATTGCCCCCGCCATATTCGTCGCTCTAACTTCAACACGATAAGTTCCTCGTGCTAATCCGTTAATATCAACGCGCTCACCCGGCACCTGAATAGATTGAATCACTCTACCGTTTTGAAGGATATTAACCGTGTTGTAGCGCACATTAGACGCCACATTCTGCCAAGAAAGCATACCTTGAACAATGTCACTGACTGCAAGTGGAACAAAAGCAAGATTAATAGGGGAAGCAACACCGCCAGTGGGTAAACTCACAAACGGCGGACGCTCAAACGGTTTACCAATCACATCTTCATATAAATAGGCACCATCCTCTTCCAACGTTAAAGCCACACCGTCTAATGCATGGAAAGACCATTCGGCAATACGGAATTCCAGCCCACTAATCCCCAAAGAAGGTAATGCTAAAAGCACAACTTCCCCCGGACGATAAGCATAGCCGTCTAAGTTCATCGTGAGTTGAACCCGTCTTCCCGCTTTCTTTTTGCGAAGATATTGGCGAGCTAATCGTTGGGCTTGATAAGGGCTGGTGACAAAACGATAGTCGATGTTCTCCCGAATTTCTAAGCCATCCTCTTTCACCCATTCGTCCACAATCACAGGCGTGAAATCCGTTTTTGTGTACAACTGTTCGGCATCAATAAACGTGCCATACACCGCATTGGTCGCGTCTTTTAATCCTGTTTCAGGGGTACACGTGACGGTGCCAATCAATTGTGATTCGGTAATGGTTTTTATTGCCGGCCCATAATAAGCGCCGATTTGAATACCGTGTTTTCCTGCGGTGAATGTTGGTTCCGCGTTAATACATTTGTGCATCGCCTCCAAGACACTGGATGGACTCTCATTTAAATCATAGGCGCCATTAAGGGTATATCGCGGCTCAAATCCGCCTTCTGGCAGACTCACTTTTTCATCACATAAATCGGCTGCTTGTTTAAAGCTGTCAAAATCAATATCCGTATCAGGTACTTTTAAATAATGGCGGTAATAATCCAAAATCACTAAGGCCCCATTATTACTCCACACGCTTTGCCCAGTACGAGGTTCAAACAGATGTTTTCCCCAAACTTCACATTTCACATTGGGTAATCCATAAGGGAATTTTTCTTGGTCAAATGTGAGTGTCACACGTAACCATGCCATACCTCGACCAATCATATCCTCTTTCCATGACGGGCAGTTTTTAAGCATAAAGGGATCGACATCTTCCCTGCCGTTATGTAATTCCCATGAGGCTTTATCACCAAACGTCTCAATTAAATCGTCCCCTAACCAAATCTTCCCGATTTTCTCTATGGGGTGTCCAGCAAGAGCCAATGCCAGTGTGATTTTTTCATTTTCATCTTGTTCGCCAGTTTCTTCCTCTGCAAAGAAAAGCAAACCCGATATCACTGTTTTTCCGACAATTACGGTTTCAGGTGCAGACGATGAACGTAACATCTGTTTGCGTTCACTGGTATCTCGATAATTCATGGAAGGCAGTTTAGGCTTAAAGATAAGCGAACCTGCGACTTGCACCGCGACGCCTGCTGCCATCAGCGCCATGCCCATCGCAGAGGTGACGCCTCCAGTAAATAGCCCCGCAATCATTAAGCCAGCACCCACGACTTTTGAAATTAATCCACCACTCCCACCCATTATTCCACTCTCCACGCTTTGATTGGGTTAATCTGCACCGGCTTCACGCCTTGTGGGGTGACGCCCCAATAATGCCTCGCCCAGACCACCGCTAAACTGTCACCGTCCTCACCTTTGAACAGTACAAGGTCGCCACGCTGAACGCGCTCAATCTCAATGGATTTGAAATAGCGTGATACGGCTTTCTCTAAGGAGCCAAATTTAGATTTGAGCAGGTTGAAGGCTTCGGCTTTGGTTTTATAGTGATTGAGATAAGGCTTTATTGGAGAGAAACCGCATTGTGCGTAAATACATTCAGAGGCAAAAATACAACAATCAAATTCACCCCATGAAAAAGGGCGACTCATCGCCGCCCTTATCGTTTCGGGTAATTTAAGTGTCCAGTTTTGTTGTTTCATGGTATGTTATATTTCTTATTTAAAAATGATTTCAATATGTTATGGTTAAAAAATCCTTAGCCATATTGAAAATTTCTTCACATGCCCGTTTTTGATCACCATCATAATCTTTATTATTTTTTTTGGCTAACTCACAAGCCGCTGTTGCCTTGCCTAAATTAAATGAAGACTCACCAATTTTGTATACCATCAACTTGCACTTTTTCACTAATTCTGGAGTTTCTTTATCTTCACAAACTAACTTAGCTGTACTAATTAAGATTGACTCTGCATTAGCAGCTTGAATGCTAACTAAATGAAAACAAATCATAATGATAATTAAGTGAAATTTTCTCATTTCTAATCCTGTTACTTATAAATAAATGCAGGTGCATCTTTCTTGCTGCCCCAATAAATCGCCCGTTCAGCCATTTGAGCGACATAGCGAAAGATGCGATCACCTTGTCTTCGAGATGACCACGACTCATCGGTAAATCTATCGGGTAAACCGATTGACCATCGTTCGAATCGATTAGAAACATTAACACATACGGCATTTTCTTCGCCAGACACTACATTAATCGATGTGATTTGTCCGACAAATAAGACTTCAGCAAGCAACGGTTTTCCCTCTTCACTGATGGCGACCATCATCAACCGGACTTCGCGTCCTCGACTTTGCTCATTCATCACCATTCCCACCAGCGATTTATCAAAACCGGCTAATTTAAGCTGTAATTGTGGGGGGCTGGTTGTCTTATTTTCTTTTAGCTGACTGATTTCGCCTAAACTTCCTACACCTAAATAAGTTTCCCCCGCAATAATTAGTTGCCCAACACCGGTATGCGCACAGGTGACACCTGATTTCAAATCGAGTCTGGCGGCTAAAACGATATAAGCCCCCTCATTAATCGCATTGACCATGGCGTCAGAAAATGGATGATATTGCATTAGTACAACACCTCCTCAAAAGATAACGTGATATGGGTATACCCCAAGCGACGATGCTGAAATTTACCCTGTTCATTATCAACGAGCCGAAAAACTCCAAAAGGACGCTCAACCTCGAGCATTTCATTGACGGTAGGTGATGTTCTTAACATCGGCGAAATAAGAATAATGGCACGTCCTTGATTATCACTGACCACATCCGCCACCACCATTTTGAGTTCATTGCCCACAGTTAAGCGATCCCCTTGCTGTAACACGCGCATATTGCGCTTCCAGTCCTTTGTTTCTAGCCGATTCCCCAATTGGCTTGGTATTGCAATACGAGGCGAACCATACCCATAACGCCCTTTTCTTATCCAACTGGCTATTTTGACTCGCCCCGACATGCCATCCAATGAAGCCACCAGCGCTTCTAACTGGCGCGATTTCTCTTCATTTAAATTATTGAATGTCAGCTCACAACGCCAACGGCTTCCTGGAAAGCGCACCGTCTGGCTACTTCCATTAAACGGCGAGGTAAAGGTTTTGCTGTTACTCAATAATTGCCAGTTTTCCTGTGTGGGGATCACCTCTTTTGGCCATTCAAGAATAGACATTTAGACTCCTAATGTTCTGCGTGCTGCGCCATTACTTTGAAAGTCTTGTAACATCATCGCGTGAGCTTTCTGTGCGCCGGCTTCTGTCCCTTGTTGTGCGGCTTCTTTCATTGCTTGAGCAAGTACAGCGTCACCATTTCCTGTCACTGTAATATGATTGACGACCGTCATTTGTACACCACCCGCACGGGCTAACGTCGGTTGTGGTGTAACCGGTATTCGCCCTGCGACCGCCCCCACAAAGCCCCCCGAAGCATAACCTTGCGCCGCATGCATTAAGCGATAGAGATTGCCGATACCCAATTTAGCCGTCGCTTCTTTGGTAAAAACAAACTCACCACCATGTACAATCCCTTTAGGTTCGAATTTTCCTCCATGCCCCGTATAGCCACCGTAAGCATGCCCTTTGCTCATCCATCCCATATCAAAGCCCATTGCCTGCCCGCCTGCTTCAATGGCTTTGAAAACCAGCATTTTCATCACCATTCGAGTGATATCGGAGATCACCGCATTGGCAAAATCTTTAAAGCTTCCTTTGCCCGTTAAAGCAAAATCGGCTAATGCATCAGACATATTATTAAGGGCATTGGTAGTGACGTTTCTGACGTTTTCCATTACATCCATGGCCGACTCACTGAAATCCGATAAGCCTTGTTTTAATCCCGCCATCGGATCACCTTTCATGGCCTCTCGTTTCCTCAGCTCTTCCTCAATTTGCTGTTTAGTGAGCTCGACATTGCGTTGTAAGTTCGCCAGCTCTTTTTCGCCTAAATCCACACTGGCTTGCTGATACAGCACATCAATCTGACGAAGGGCATTAAGCTTTTCTTGCTCTGCGCGTGATTTTCCTATCAAGGAAGTTTCAAATTGCATCTGCTCAATTTCTTTACCGCGATCATAAGCAAATTGCGCAACCGAGTTGGCACGCGCTAGATCATCAATGGCTTTCGCTTTTTCTTTTATCGTCTCAATCGCTTTGGGATCGATTTTTAAGATGGCATCAAACTTATCTTTATTCTGTTTGATATCAGCTAAGGCGGATGTGTATTCATTAAAGGAAGAGGTAGTGCCATACAGCTGAATACTTTGTCCATCTGCAATCAATGAGGCTTGTTTTTTCTCTAATTCCGTCAAGATTTTGGTGTACTGTTTGGCATAATCAATGGTGGCTTTTCTTGGCTTATGTCTTTGAGCCAGTAACGCGTTTTGCGCTTTAATTTCTTCGGTCAAAGCCTCTTCATAGCCTTTTTCTTCAGGTTTAATTCCCCGTCTTTTCAGCACATCTTCCGCATTCAACTTAGCTAGCTCAGCAGGAGAAGCCTTAGCTTTCATGATAGTGCACCGAGATTCAGCAATAGAATCCTCTATTTTTTTCGCTATCACCTCGCTCATATTGGCATGACTATTTGCCGCTTCATCGGTCTTATTAATTAACGCATCGAAATCATAACCCAAGTTTTTTAATGTCACCCTAAATTGGTTAATGACACTCTCAGCCTCCTTTACTTTCGATGCATAACGCTGATATTCATCACTTTGCTTACCGTGTTTTTCTTCAACCAATGCCAGCAATTGTCGCATACTGGCTCGCTGACGCTCTAATATCGTCAACTGTGAAGCCACCTCCCCCATCGCTGCATCAAGTCCGATTTTTGCTTCTCTTTGATTTTGCGCGATTATCTCTTTATAACCTTCATGGTCACCCGTAAAACTCAAGTAACTCGAGGCATTTAAGCTCCAACCGGACTTCGAGTCTGCTGCCAATTTTTTAGCTTTTTCTAGAGATCCTTCGAATTTTTCAATCTGTGCATCAATACCTTCAGACAATTTGCTTATATTCGTCAGCAATGCTTGATTATTCATTGCTTTTAAGGCTTCTGTTGATGTATCTAGAGCATTGGCAAATTCGATCGATTCTCTTTTAGCTTGTTTGATATGTTCGCTATATTCATAGACGCCCATTCCAACAGCCGTTATTGCCGTTAACGCCAGTCCAACGGGTCCACCAACTAATGCCAATGTCCCACTTAACGCTCTTCCTGCGACCGTGGCTTGACGGCGTGCCGTCGTTAATGCCCGCTGTGTCGCCGTTTCTGCTATCAGTGCTTGTTTGTATCTTAAAGAAGCTTCCGTCGCTAACGATTTTGTCACAATTACTTTCTCTAAGGCATAACCTTCTGCGGCGGTTCCTTTCGCCACTTGATAACTCATTTTTGCAGAATTCAATGCCGATAATGCCGCCTCTTTATCCGCCCATGCCTTCCTCACGGCACTGGTTGCTGCCACACTGTTTGCCTCTGCACTCTGTAATGTGGCTTTGGCTTCATTCAATGTGGCTTGATTTTTTAAGTAAGTGGCTTTTGTCCATTGAGAGAGCTTTGCTACCAATGCTGTAACCGCAAGTCCTTCTGCGATTTTAGCCACCGTCGATAAGTGATTAGAAAGTCCCGCTAAGCCCGACGTTAAAAGCTGAGTCGCACCTGTACTTTGATTCGCTTCACCGATAAATTTTGTTATCGCCGATTGAAGATTGGTGAAACCTTGGCTAACCGTTGTCACGCTGGTAGCAAATTTTTTATCCACACTGTCGGCTGCACGTTCTAAGGCTTGAATGACTTTCTCAATCGTCATTTCACCGTCTTGGGCTTTCTTCCTTAATTCGCCCACACTGACACCCATTCCGTCAGCGATAGCTTTCGCTAATGCAGGGGTTTGCTCCATCACTGAATTTAGCTCTTCGCCACGTAACTGCCCCGAGGCTAATGCTTGACCAAATTGAGTTAATGCCGCTTGGGCTGCGGTTGTACTCGCGCCTGAAATCGCCACGGCTTTTGAGACGGTTTCCGTGAGTTCAGCGACTTTTTGCTGACTTAAGCCTAAGCGATCGGCATTATCCGCAAAACGTTGATAAACCTGTGCTGTGGCATCCAATGATTGATAGGTTTTTTGGGCAATATCATAGACCGCTTGTGTGGCTTTATTTAACTCAACGGAGCTTTCTGTCACCAGTTTTAAGCGGTTCTGTAATTCCGTCCAACTATCGGCATAATTAATGACTTGATGAATGGATAATGCACTTGCGGTGACACTCGCAAAACGGGCAAAAAGCGCCGAAGATTTTGCGGTTTGCGATACCATTCGCTCTTGTTGCACGGTGATAGCTTGAAGGCTGGCGCGAATACTTTGCCCAAATTGTTCTGTTTGGCGCTGGCTACGGTTGATCGCACTTGTAAAATTTGCCGTATTCAGCGTCAAATCAATATTTAATCGACCTAATGCGCCAGCCATAAAAACTCCTTAAAACAATAAAAAAGCCCCAATAAAGGGGCTATCGATATGCTAAGACTTGATCTGTGACCGCATCCCACGTTTCTTCTGCGGCTTTCTTTTGCCACATCGGCATAAAATCCATCAATTCCGGTGGAGACGTTTTCGGATCACGATTTATCATCGCAAGAAGATGCACCACTTGTGCCATCCGATAATCCTCTCGCCATAAACCAAAGGGTTGTTTGCGATAAAAGGCTTCATATTCACACAAGTGGCTTTCGGGCATTTGCTCGATTTCCGCGAGCGTTTTTCCCAGTGCCAACGACAATATCAGTTGAAATTGTCGTCGGTCTCCGAGTTTTTTTCGCTATTCCCCGCTTCGGCCGTAAACACCGCATTAGAGAACCCTTGTCCTAAACGATTAAGACCTTTTAAGTCTTCTTCATTTTCAGCATCAAAAAGCAGTTCCCCTTTTTCATCACACAACTTAAAGGCCAACATTCTGGCGACATCATATTCATCGTAGACACGATTTATCGCCTCGTTAAATTGTTCGGGATCGTCTTCGTCTAAGTAAATATCCTGCGCTTCGGCGAGCTTGATTTTAATTTGACGAAGTTTGCGCTGAATGTAATTCATGGTGCCAACATCCAACTCTTTGACATAAAAGGTGTTGTCTAAATAGGTAAAAGGCGTCACTTTCAGTGCTTGGTTTAACACTAATTCACGCAATAACACGTTAGACATAATCACTCCTAAGATTTTTTATCGAGAAGGGAGAAGAGAAATAATGAAAGAGGTGAATTAGGGGTTATTCCTTCGCATTCAAATAATCACGGCCAGACAATTTAATCGAGATCCCCGAATCCATCATTTGTCCTACACTGCCATCAATGTTCATACCTGTCTCGACGGAGCCGTAATAAAACATGGAGCCTTCATCTCGCGTTAAGACCATTTTCACTGCGAATTTTTCTTTGCTGTTTTCATATTTACGCAAGAGTCGCTGCACATCACTGGAGCTATACCGTAAGAAAAAGGTCAATTTAATTGAACCGTATTCCGTATCGCCCGATTCATATTCCTTGCCATCACTGCAAATAGTGGTGACATCAATTTGTTCGGTTGTCGAACCGTCTTTGCTGAAACTTTTTACCGCACAAAAGTTATTAGACCATTGAATACGTTGTGCCTTAACACTTGAAAAATCAGTGGGTAGCGTTTTATCACTCCAATCCACTTCGTCGCACAGGGTCACTTTGTTGCCATCAACCTGTGCAACAGGAAAACGTCCATCTAACTCCCCGAGTCCCGATAACATAATCATGTCATCGGCTTTCAGCTTACTATTGGCGATAGTAATGGTTGCGGGTGATAACGTCGCTTCGGTCACGGTCATCGCCTCTCCTAAGCCTGTTTGCACAAAGATCTTCGTGCCGAGGAAAGGCGTCGCTTTATGGTTCTTTGGCTTTGTCATATCCATTCCTTATTTATCTGATGAAATCATTAATTCAAGAACAAGCCGATGCAATTTGACATCCGCTTCATACCCAAAGACCGCATTCACCCGTTGTGCGAATGGGATCGCTTCAACAATCTGAGCCTCAATTTTTTTACGCAAGACCATAAGGGGTTGTGGCTGTGGCGCATACACATCAAGTTGCACACGATAGTTGTCTAAATCCGTATCCTCCAGCGCACTGTTAGGCGTGATGCTGGCAAACTGGATCACAATGGCGGGATAATGCCCTTTGCCTTCAGGTAATACCTGAAAAAAAACCCTTCCATCAACCAGCGGTGAAAGGGTCTCTTTTAATTGCTGTATCATGATCTCTACCTTGCTTTTTCAATATCCTCTTTGAGTGTTTGAACTATCACTTTAGCCGTCGCTTCCTTTTTCGCTTCAAAGCTGGGGCGCATAAACGGTTGTGCGGGCATCTTGGCGGTACCAAACTCGACAAACCACCAATAAAACGGATCATTCGGGTTCAATGCCGCACTTTTTCCCGTTGCTTGTTTAAAGGCAGACACCTTTTTACCTGATAATGATTTCACCCAAATGCGCGTTTTAACTTGCCCATTGCGCTGCACTTTCGTTTTAGAACGAATATTGCGCTTGATGGTGCCTTTGCGTCGATGCGGCACTGTTTCCTTAAGGATAGGCACTCGATGTTTGATTTCTTCTTTTAACGCCGAAGCACCTGCATTCATCGCCTTACGCGCGCTTTGATTTCTCGTTTTACGGGCAATGTCTTGCATTCGTTGAGCGAGTTCAGACAATCCACTGATTTTAATCTCACCCATCATTCACGCCCTCTTTGCACATCAATTGAAGCTCACGATGACGCTCATCAGGGTCAATAATCGAAATAATATTAAATATTCGCTTACCCCATACAATACGCATTGAGGTATCAATATCCGCGATATAGCGAATAAGAATTCGCGTTGTGGCCTCACTTTGTACTTGCTGGGCTTGAAAATATTCCCGTCCTTGATAAGGCATGATCGCTGCACGTACTTTTGTCGCATGCTCCGTCCAAATCACATCACTGCCACTGATGGCATCGGGTGCTAATACTGATTTTTGAATATTAATGGTGTGGCGTAATCGTCCTGCACGCATAAAACCTCCTACAACCCATAAATCCGGTAAGGTTGAAGTAGTGCGGTGACCGCAAAAGGTTGTGTAGAAAAAGCTTGCCCCGAAATTACCCCCTCACGATTTTCATACCATTGCGCAATTAATAAGAGCATTGCCGCAATCACATCATCCGTTAAGAACAAGGCTTCAGGATCTTCTTGTGCTTTATCCATCTCCTGAGTTTTATGTAATGTTCGACGCGTGTAATTTTCAACATATTTCACGGCGGAACCGATATACAGCGTCAATAAATTATCGTCATCCGTAAAATCAGGATCGATATTGCAATGCTGCTTCACCAATTCGAGAGAAAGCATTATTTCTCCTTTTTCGCCTTAATATTTCTTTTCGGTTCGGGTTCGGGTTCGGGTTCGGGTTCGGGTTCAGTAACAAGATATGTTTCTTCCTGTTCTTTGGCATAGCCTTTTTGGATTAACTCCCGTCCATGTTGCTCTAAGGTATCAATCTGCTCGCCTTCAAGCACCACTCGTCCCTCAAAATAAATGGCTCGTAAGATGACTAATTTCATATCACCTCCAAAGAAAAAGCGGCCATAAAGACCGCCTTAGTTACATTAATCACTTGACGTTGCTACCGTAAAATCACCGTAAACAAAGGCTTCTGGACGTTTGATCGCCAAAGCAAGACGCTCTTCACAACGAATAGAGATCATGTTTTTCTCAAAATCATCGGCGTTTTCCGTTGAAATCACCACATTCGTTTCTTCGCGATCAAAGAGCTGTGCACCCGCATTAAATGCCCCTGTTAAGAATTTCCCTTTAAACGCGGGGGTTTCTGTTGCCACAACTGGTAATCCCCATAAAGTCGGCCCTGTTAATGCGGAAGGATTAGCCAAAATATAGCGCCCCAAAGCGTCTTTGGTTAGTTCAATTTTCGCCCAGTCAATAAAGTGTAAAACGTGACCAGAAGCAGGGAAACGCGCCAATTGAGCTTGAAGCATGGCAAGCCGTAAATCATCGATACCGTTTTGTTTTTCAACCGTAAAGGAGGCTTTATATTGAGTGGCTTGTGGGATAATGCCGTGCAAATGAGCCCCAGAGCCATCACCAAATAAAATTTCTTGCTCTTCAACAAATTTCAATCCATAACGCATTTCTGCATCAATCAACGACTGCAACTGAGAAAAATCATCTAAGATTTGTTTAGACGCTTTAAACATATGAGCAATTGTCGTCACTGGCGTGATTTTGGTCGCAAAGGCAATGTCGCTATACGGCTTAGTGGTATTTTCAGGCGCAACCGCCGCCTTGTTGGTAAACCCCGTTTGCTGAACCCAGAAAATGGCGGGAGATTGCGTTTTACCTGACGCAATTAAGTCACGAATAAAAAGTCGTTGTTTCGGTGCAACATCGATACCCGACAATCGTTGTGGTTCAACTACGCCTTCGGCAACCCCCGTAGATGTTAATGCTGCCTGAACAGGAATTGAAACACGCTTGCCCTCTTGAATGCTGGAATTGATCTCTTTTAATACTTCAGCCGAGATCACTTGTTGACCAACACTTTTTACAACCTGCACCGCATTATTGAGTGGCATTTGCGCAACATGTTGTTCTAAATCCCCTAATGCAGCTTTCAGTGTTTTTTCAGATTCGCGTAGCGCATTTAGCTCGGTTGCCATTTTGTCTACGGCATGTTTCGTTTCTTCATTTAATCCACCCACTTTCTGCGCTTCTTTTAACGCTTCTTCAGCTTTAGCATTAAAATGCTGATTGGCTTCTTCAATTTTTGCCGATAGGTTTTTTAATAATTCATTTGTCTCTGACATAGTCACTCCAATTACTTAACGCAGGCAAAGGCGGTCACCGCCTCCTCCAATTTTGACAGGATTTCAGGATTAATATCGCAGGTAGCGCTTGGCATACCATTAGATTGGGAAGTAGCTCTCGGCATACTTCGGGTTAATGCACTAATTAGTTTTCGTCGTTCAGCACGAGGTGTGTTGGTTTTGGCAAGTAGCGCATCCAGTTTTCGGATCGCGGCTTGGGGACTTTCATCACCTTCGTCAATCACATCGGCAGAAAGTAGGCTGTCCGCAAATCCCTTTTCTATCGCTTCACTCGCACTGATATACGTTTCGTTGTCCATCATCTGACTCACCACGTCACTCGATTGCCCACTTCGTGCCACATAGATATCGGTCATCGAGGCATCAAAAGGGGCGAGATCATGAGCAAGTTTTGCAAAGTCGTGACGATTTCCTACCCCCATTGCCCAACAGTTATGGATCATTAAAAAGGCACCGCGCCCCATTTTTATTTCATCCCCTGCCATCGCAATAATGGACGCAGCGGAAGCGGCAATGCCCAAAATATTGACCGTTACCTTGCCACTGTGAGCACGAAGCAAGTTATAAATGGCCAACCCTTCAAACATATCGCCCCCTGGACTATTGAGGTTAACGACAATATCTTGCTCACCAATGGCACGAAGCGCGGCGGAAATCCGTTTAGCGGTGACACCTTCCCCCCAATAATCTTCTCCAACGACGTCCAATATCGAAATCGAGTTATCCGCACTAGATGCCCGAATACGGCTATTCCATTTATCCAGTGCTTTGAGTTTCAGCTCATAGCGAATCGATGCGCAGGGGCGATCCTCCAGCGCGACTGGCAACTGATTTTTTTTCATAACGATGACTCCTCAGGACGAGGTGGATTGGATTGAGATGGGGTTACAGGTTCACCTTCAGGAAATAACCAGTTAGTGATCTGTGCTTTGAGCTTTTCAGCTTCATTGTTCGTGATGTCTTTTCCGAGCTGATCCAGTGGCGTTAAATTAAGCTGAACCGTATAAATATCGCCCCCTTCAATAGGCGGTAAATTCTCTAACCGTCGAACATCATTTCGGCTCATCCAGCCATTTTGTAACGCTGTTGTGTAATAAGCTGAACGTCCTGCACTGTCTGCACGTAATAAGCCCTCAACAGAAAATTCCGCATAATAATCTTCATCACTGTCGAGTAAACAACGATTAATTTCTTGCTCAATATTGACCAATAAGGGACGTAGTGTATTAGTCAAAAACTGCATATTCATCCCTTCCACACTGGATGCCCAACTACTTTGCTTATCGGCATGCCCCACCATAAAAGGCGGAACGCGAAACCAACGGCAAATTTCCTCAATGCTAAATCCACGACTTTGTAATAATTGCGCAGTTTCAGGGTTCATGGTGACATTTTGATAAGACAAATCCGCTTCGAGGATCATCACCTTTCCAGCATTTTTTGAGCCGGTAAACGTCATTAAATGCTTTCTTAGGCGTTCTCGTTGATCGGCTTTCAAGGCATTCTTTGACGTCAATAATCCACTGGTTTGTAACCCATTTTCAAACACTTTCCCGGCCGCTTCATCCGTCGATAACGCAGTACCAATCACATCACGTCCAATCTGGATCGGTATCATTCCACACACACCGTCCATACCAAACCCTCGAATATGCATCATATTTTTAACGGGAATAACCCGTTTATTCGATTTAGGCGTGGTATAGGTATATTCCAACTGCCCATTTTCCAATCGTTTCACCGTCATGTTTTGAGGTAATAACGGTTGAAGTGAAACCAATTTTTTCCCGATATAACATTTTTCAATAAACGCATTTCCTCTTAAACATAAGCTGGCAACAACCATCAACATAAAACGAGAAGGCGTCATTTCTGCATTGGGTTTTCGACATAAGACGGTGTAAGCGGGATGATGTTTCGCCAGTTCGCGCGAGCCATCCGCCTTCGTTTGATAGATTTTCAATGGCAATGTCGAAATAGATTCACTGAGTAACCGAACGCAAGACCATACCGCAGACAGCTGTAATGCATTATCTGCGGTGACCACCTTGCCACTGCTACTCTTTCCAATCCATTCTTCCCAAAAGGCGCCATCAGTTAAACTAATGGGTATCCCCATCCAATTGAGGATCGCCGATTTTATTCGGCTCTTTTTTTTCACGTTACGCATTTAGATCCCCACAATAATTGGGTTATCAAAGAAACCATCAATATCCCCTTCATCCTCGAATTCCCCTTCAGAAGCCCCAATCGCCATTGCAGAGGCCACCACTCCATCAATTCGACCCGTGCTTTTTTTCTTGGCAAAGACGCGGTTATCTTTTTGGTCCGCCTCAAGCACAGCGGATGCGGCATTCCATCTCAAACAAGGATTGGTGTGGATCTCAATCTTCTTGTCATCAATGAGCTGTTCAAACAGTTCGATAGAGTGTGGCATCCACAGCCCTGAATCTTTGGCTTTGTAATATCCTTGTCCATGCGGAGTTAAAGGAACCGTCACACCCGCGTCATCGAGTTTGGGTTCAAGGTATTTAATGCGATAAGGGTCAAAGGCAATGGCTCTCATGCTGACGTGCATCGCCATTTCAGCAATGCGTTCTGCCACAAATTCATATCTCACCGCATTCCCTGGCGTGGTATGCATAAAACCTTGCCTTACCCATAAGTCGTAAGGCACTCGGTCGGTTTTCGCTCTATCCAATAAAGTGTCTTTGGGTGTCCAAAATTCGACATAAAGACGTTTGAGACTAGGAAAATACAAGGCTAATGCGGTTAAATCTTTGGTTCCCGATAAGTCCAGTCCGCCATAACACTCTTCACCTTGAAGGTCATCGAATGTGAACGTGTTTTCACACTGCATCCATGTTTCACTGTTAATCCACGGATTATCGGCATCCACCCACTGACAAAAATTAAGCCGACGCACAATGCTTTCTTTCGCGGGCATACCTCGAGCTTGTGTCACTTGCTCGCGCAAATAGCGATCAGAAAAGGTGTAGCCCAGTGATGGATTGGCTTTCCCCCAGCAAGACTCATCCTTAAAGGGATCATCGCCTTCATCCAGTGAGCAAATATAGGAAAAGAAACTGTCGTCTTCGATAGTTCCTTCGGCGACTTTTCGTCCGTATTCATGATAGTCATAACACACACTGGTTTTATCATGGCCACTGTTGGTGATCATAAATATCAAGGCTTGCCGCCGACCTTTTGTACCCGCTCGCATCATCTCGACGGCGGTATTATTTTTGTGCTCATGAATTTCATCAATCAACGCACAATGGGGACGAGGCCCTGATTGCCCATCATCCGAACTAATCGGACGAAAGAATGAACTCGTTTTCAAATAAGCCAAGTTCCACTCTTTGCCTGTTCCGCCTGATTTGGTGATCCGCTGACTTAATGCGGGAGATTGATCAACCATTGCCACCGCATCACGAAACAAAACCATGGCTTGGTCTTTTTTCGTGGCTGCCGCATACACTTCAGCACGCGGTTCACTGTCGGCGACTAAACAATACAACCCAACGCCACCCGCCATCGGTGATTTTCCTGAACCTTTACCTGATTCAACGTACACAATGCGAAATCGCCGTGTACCATCAGTCATTTTCCAGCCAAAAATGGAGCCAATCACAAAGCATTGCCAAGGCAATAAAATAAACGGTTTGCCTTCATGTTCCCCGCCATTGAGCTTTAAGACTTTCGCGAAAAAATCGATCACCCTTTTGACAGCCTCGACATCCCAGACTAATCCTCGTTGCTCGGCTTCGTTTAAATCTTTGAGATGACGTGCACATGCATGACGAATATCAGGCCCCGCTAAGATTTTGCCTTGATGCACGTCTTGCGCGTATTGTGTTGCGGGATCAACCGAAATATTGGTTGAGCGGATCTTCCTCTTCTTCTCCACCATCCATATTCACCTTCGAGCGAGCGGCAGGGGTTAAACCAAACTCGACTAAATAACTTTTAAAACGGCGATCTGCATCGGCCAACATGGCAACAGCAGGATTCGCTTTAATTAAAAAATCCCCTGATTGCGTTTTTGTAGTGTATGTCCGCCCCTCAATGGCAATGGTGTCTCGCAATTGAAGAATATCGGCGTAGATATCACACAGCCGTTCTAATGCCAGCGTGTCAGCCACGGTTAAAACACCCATTCCATCGAGTAATAAGGTTAATTTTGCCCACGCCATTTTCCCCCAATCCGTTAAATGTTCGGGCGGGCTTGTAATTTCACGTTTAGGTTGGGGTTCTTTATCGTTGAGTTTTCGTTTTCCCGGATTACCGGTGACCACCTTCAAGTGGGTCGGTTTCGGGCGTCTTCCTGCCATCGGAACCTCCCAGAAAAAAACTTTTCATTTCGCGGTTGTGCGCACAAATGAGGGCGCTAGGTAATCAGGGCGAAAGTGTTTGAACTTTTCTCCCGCCCCACCCGTTGTTATTTCAATTTAGAATTATTTCAAATGGATATCGGGTGCATTCATGATCATGTCATTAGTGCATGTCAGTGTGACTGTGATATCAACTTGTTTACATAATCCATCAGCGGATGGAAGAACAACTAACTTTTGATTACTTAACAACTCACCATCAACACTTAATGCATGACCAACGAAGCGACCGCCACGAAATAGCTTGGATAACTTCACTTGTTTTTGATTACACAACGTTATTTATTCCAATGAGAGTTCGGATCGAGCGGAATGCCATCCGCATTACAGCCAATGACTTTGCCACTCTTTTCGATACGTTGTTTGGTTGAGTTATGATGCAGTTCGCATAAGCTTTGAAAGTTCTTTGTGTCCCAGAATAAGGCTTGAGCTTTTGCGATACGTTCTTTATCACCTGATTCAAGTGCTTCTTTAAGACGATGTGGAGTAATGTGGTCAACTACTGTGGCAGCAGTAATACGTCCTTGCTCTTGGCACATGACGCAAAGCGGATGTTCATTGAGAAATGCTAATCGCACTTTAGCCCAGCGACCACCATAGACATTGCGTTTTTTCATTTTTTTTATTCCATTACAAATTTTCCGCAATAAAAAAGCCACCAGTGGTTAACTGATGGCTATCTGTATACACCAATCAATGAATGACGTTTGTAGATGATGTCTCTCCATCGTCACGCCCCTTCTTCTACCTACAGCTGACGTTGCTGATAATGACCGAAAATAACAAAACGGTGGTATTCGTTGTTTTTGATTCTCACTATGTGCTCTCTGTCGAGAATAAAACAGGTCATAGCTAACATAGGAGACAGCGACAATGCGGCGCTTTCTGTTTCAAAAAGATATATAAATATATTTATGTTTTTCAGCCCTGTAATCTCTCTTACAGTTTTTTTTCATCAAAATCTACTGCCCCCTAACCCAGTACAAATGACGAGCAGTCACTATTATCTAAATAGATATCTGGAGTATTTATGCTCATGTCATTAGTACATGTCCGTGATATCAACTTGTTTACATGATCCATCAGCGAGTAAAAGTACGACTAACTTTTGATTACACATCGTTATTTATTCCATCGGGAGTTCAGATAGAGTGGAATACTATCTACCTCTAAAGAGACACTTACATCAAATAGATACTATATGACATATTACAATTAAATATATTTTTTAATCTACTAATATAACAGAAATATAATATATTCTATTGCATAAAGAAATAATAATTATATAATTGGAAATGATTGATATTTACTTTTTGCTTCATTTTAACCGCCCTATGAACATTAAATCATAGGGCTATTTTTTATCTTACGTCTATTAATCAAATAAAAATAAATAATTAAACACAATAAACTAGCATATATATTTACTTTAGTTATAATAATAAGTCTAACTATACCCATATGAAACAATATATTGTTAGTATTGCCCAGCCTCCCATGCTGGGCTTTTTTATTCCATGCATTCTTGTTTGATATAATCCTGCAACCCTTTAATCATTTGCTCTGACTCTGCAATTCGTTCTCTGAGTAACCAATAATTTCGGAGAGCGGTGTCAGTAGGTCGGGCGGTGGTTGCTTTGAGGATAAAACTCTCCATATTCTTTTTTACAAAACTCCAGCCTAGCGTTTATAGCTTCTTCCTTATTTACATGTGTTCCTAGATTAATGATCTTTCCTTTTATTTTTGCATAAGCTTTCCACTTTCCCTCTCTTTTATTCCAATAAATACCAGGAACCCCTGATTTATTATTTGATTGTATTTTTCTATTTATTGCATTTTGTGAGCTGTTGCATTCTCTTAAATTACTTAGTCTATTATCTGAGCGTATACCATTAATGTGATCTATCATTTCCGGCATAAAACCAAACATATATAACCAAGCCAGCCTATGCGCTCTATATTCAATTCCTTCAATACATATTCTTCGATATCCCTGATCATCTATATACCCAGCCTGATCTCCTTTCTTAATTTGATTATTTTTACTATCAAGCCAGATGAATTGACCATTTTGTTTGTCATAGCTAAGAAGTGATCTTACTTTTCCTTTTGTCAGCAAGGGGAAACCTCCAATAAAGGATTAATAAAGGCGTGTAGATTTATTTCAGGTAACTACTTAGAAAGGCATTCAGTGTTAATGTAATTTTGTAAATACAAAGTTTGCTGTTCGTTCTCGACTATCATTTCTCTGAGACGTAGATAATCTTGTTCAACTGCTTTGTTAAGTCGTGCGGTGGCTTCATTGCTTCCGCTTTCGGTGGGATTTTTAGTGACTGCTGGACACTCGGCTTTGACATACACCCGCTTAGAACTAGAGCTAACAGCATCACGAAGAGTGTTGATTTCATTCTTTGCATTAACAAGCTCCTGTGTGTGTCTTGTATCAAGTTGATTTAGTCGCTCTATGCGCACTTGATAGTCAGTATTGATATCCTTCTGCTCTTTGAGTGCGGTAGTCAGTTCTTTATTGTTTTCTGTCAGCGTGTTAATTCTTTTCGCTTGTGCATTAATCAGCGCGCAACCACCAGCAACAATCCCCACCATCACAACGACAATGTAAAGTTTCCAGTGTTTCATAATTAGTACCGATGATGTGAGAGAGCTATCTGACAGCGCTTTTCTAAACTGGCTTTGTCGTTAACACATGAATGATCAATTGAGAGATAAATGCCACCAGCAACCGAGATGAGTAATGTAAGGATAAAACCGACGATGATGATTAAAGGCTTCCATTGCATAATGCTGACTCCGCCTCTCTACGACTGACCAACCCTCGCCACACCTTTCCACCAGCATAAACCCAGCGTTTCATTTCTTCACAAGCGCCATTCTGATCACCTGCATTTAATTTCTTTAGCAATGTAGAACGTGCAAAAGCTGTGGTACCCACATTAAAAGCAAAGGAATATAGAGAAGCTTTTGTTTTATCATCGACCGGCACTTTAACCAGGATGTCAACTTGCTGTTGCGTTCTGATAAAGTCTTTCTGCAGTAACTCGTCACACTCTTGTTGTGTGTATGTCTTACCTTGAATGATGTCGTTTCCTGTATGCCCATAACAAACCGTCAAAACACCTGCCACATCACGATAAGGTTCATAACGCACACCTTCAAAATGGGCTATTACTACTAACGCGATTGCTGTGGCTCCCGCAGTTGTTAGCGCCGCTATTTTCTGTTTGAGAGACATTAAATATCCTTTGGCGCTTTCACCATTAATTCAGCAAGTCTTTTTAGGGTTTCAGTTGGGTTTTGTGGGTCAACATGACGAACAAGCTCTTCAAATAATTGAGTGCGTTTTCGTTGCTCTCGGCGTGTCATAAAATAAGTGGCTAAACCCAGAACCATGCTGAACGCCATCCCGATAACAAATCCCCATTCATATAAAGAGAGACTGGCAAAAAAGGCCGTTAGGCCTGCGGTTCCGTAAGTCACATTGGTTAATTTTTCCATACGCATAGTCCCCCCCAGAGGAGTGTCCGTTGATAATTAGTGTGAGAAAGTTAAAAGTGAAAATATAAGACTTAATTAAATTAATGATTCAGCCCAATGTGGTTGGCTGAATGAATGATCACAGGCTATTCAAAAATTCAGTGGGATCATTAAAAAATATTCAGGTGCTCGCAAATAACTAAACATTCCAACTAATCGAAATTTCTTTCATAAAGAGAACATTCCAAATTAAATATCTCATCTTTATATCTTTGAATAACGCTACTTATAACCTCTTGTTGTATATCGGTAAAAGAATTCCATATCGCCAATAAAGATATATCATGATCCGACCAAGTTTCACCTATAAAAATTTTATCTTTTATCGTCGACTTAAAAATATCATTATCCTCCGTATTCACTTCTGATACATTATTATCAGGTAGGAGCCCAATAACGCAGGCTATATGGCCATTAGGATCTGCCAATCCAATGGTTTCATTTTTTATTTTCATACAAAGTCCTATGAGGAAAGAATGAATACTAAAATATTTGAAAAATTATTTCTTGCCGATGATAAAACTCGAAATGCTGTATTAACAATTTGTGAGACCGATACTCCCCTCGTCTCAGTTTTAACACTACATTTAACTTGTGAAAATTTTTTAGAAGCTTTTATATCAGCTCATCTAAATATTGAGGATTTGTTTGCAGAAAAACCAGAAAATATTAACGATGTTAGATTTAGAATGTCCTTTGAACATAAAAATAAGCTAGCTCAGCGATTAGGTATGCCAAAACAAGCATATGATGCTTTTTGTCATATTGATCAGATAAGAAATCAGTTTGCACATAAATTATTACATGCGGAAATACCCGCAGATAGAATAAATAAACTTTGCACTCTTATCGATTCAATACGCTCTTCAGAACAAGAATTAAAATTAGAAGATGAAGGTATACACTATTCCCCTTCTAATGCAAAAAAAACATTTACCTATCGAATGTCTGATCCCGATATTCCTCAACCGTTAAAACTTTGCATCGCATACTTCTCATTAATAAGAAGAGTCTCGATGATGTATCAATAATTATAAAAACCTACTTATAAAATAGTATGTAATTTGCCATAAACTCTTATAACTAAAAATATGAACTCTCTGGAGTTTCGGGAGAGTTCAACCTGTAAGAGCTAATTACAAATCGACATATTTATTTTTTGCTCTGTTTACTCAAAGTATCAAACAGCTTTCGACACATTAAGTGCCTTTAATAAACCTTCAGGCAACTGCTCTTCCAGTGACGCATTAGAAACAATCACAAGACCATACATAGATATCCATGTATTCGTTTGTTGTAAGTGTCCTTGAATAAATTGCTTCGCTTTCTCTAAAAAATAAACACAACTCTCTTGTGTGTTTTTACGCCAATAAGATTCAATCGCCACCAGCAATGGGTCACCTGCATCATTAATCTTTTGTGTACCGATTCGATATTGCTTTTTACCTGCGGGAGATGTTGTACAAATTAATTGTGTCAGTTGTTGAGTTTCACCATCAGCTGTATGGATATTCGCCGTTAAAATGACGGAGGTATTCTTTTCACTGTCTGTTTCTGAAGCATAGTGAAGACTAAACTGTAATTCGTTTATCTCTTTTGGCATGATGAGCACCTTTTATTGATATATGTCATATTTAGACAAGAAAAAAACCACTGTTGTGGATTCATATAATTGACACTTTAATGATAATGATAATGATTATCATTACAGCATATATCTGGTTTTCCCTGATATTGATACATTGTTTTATTGATAATTTATCTCGTTATTAACACTATTCCCGAGAGTTTATGCCGACATAACTCCTAGCGCGTCGGCATTTTTTTATATAAAAAAACCCCGCCGAAGCGAGGTTTTATATATTCAACTATTTAATGCTTAACTCATTTGAGCTGTCATCACACTTTTGCAAAAGATACATTTTGCGCCATGTGGATTGTTCACTGTGACATCAAATTGTGATGTTCTATATTGTGAACCGCTACAACAAGGGCATTTAAAATAGAGGCGAATAGTAATAGCGCCTTTAGAGAGCCACCACGTTGCCTGCTGCTGGGCCTTTCATACCATTTTCAATGGTAAATGAAACTTCTTGGCCTTCCATCAGAGATTTGAAGTCATCACTTTGGATTGCAGAGTAATGTACAAATACATCTTTACTTCCATCTTTAGGGGTGATGAAACCAAAACCTTTATCATCGTTAAACCATTTTACTGAACCAGTCATTGTATTAGACATAGAATTTCCTTTAATTTATTTAATTTGCCATAAGGCATATGAGGGTTTGTTTTTTATTTTTACTTATGGGAATTAATTAGAAGGAATTCGCAATGAAGTGGTATCGAGGATAACGCTAAACGGTGAACAACTTTAAACTGACTAACATAAATAGGCCTGTACTTCCAAACCAGTGATGTCATTAAGCCATAGATGAACTCAGATAGCAAACTTTATTTTATATATAAAAACCCCGCAAAAGCGGGTTTATAAGTTAGTTGACCTTGATGTCATTCTTATCACAATATCATCATTTTTACGATCGTAAAGCGCTTTATGTGACTTTTTCTATGTATCGATCCATTTCTAAGGAAACATCTAACATCATCAACATACCCTCTATTATCCCTTCTGCTTTTTGCAGTTTTTTTCCTATATGAGTATCAGAACAATTGTGCTTGTTAGCAAGTTGCATGAATGTCATTCCGAATAAATAGTAATCAAGTAATAGGTCATGCATCTCACTATTCTTTTTATTCAATTGCGCCATGCAACTAGAAATAATTATTGCATCGTCTTCACAGCATTGAGGACGAGCTTTAACCTTGCTTGGTATTAATCCACTAAACCCAGCAGCAACCGAATACCATTGAACTGACTCAGTATTATTAGTCGCCCAAGCCCCCCATCGTTCTAATACCTGTTGAATATCACGCATTACGCCACTTCCTTATGGTGTTTTGAAAACACTAACTCTCTTACTTCACAGGCCTCTATTAGCATGTCATTAAAATCGCCATTATCAGGCCATCTCACACTGACCGTTTCTACATCATTATTAGAAAGTAGATTTTTATGTGCACACTCCATAGCAGCTGCATGACCTGCTGCATTCCAATCCATATCTGTAAAGATAACAAGATGAGTAACACCCTTCGGTGCTTTGAATTTTTTCATGAAGTTAGTATTGATGACCGACCAAGTGTTTACACCATAGAGCTGCTTACAAGAAAGTGCTGTCTCGATACCTTCAGCGATTCCAAGTGTGGTATCGACAGGAAACATCCTTATCGCGACAGATTCTGCATACTCTAAATAATTATCTTCCTGCACAGCTGTCATTTTCTTCACAATATCAAGAGAGGCTTTTTTATCCCCTTGTAAATACGTTCTATGCAAGTAACAAAGTTGTCCTTTAGCATCAGTGGCTAATGACCAAATAGCCTGAAATTTGTCAGAACTATTACGAACAGGTTGATGATCACAATAACGAACGTTATCAAGTGGTAACTCAAAAACACCTCGATTATGTAAATACTGCATGGCGGGTGTATTTTTCAGTGTTGATAATTTAGAATAACAGCCTGTGATGCGTTGGAATAAATTATTCTTATTTGTTTTACTTGGTAAAAGAGCTTCTTTTTCTCGGTAATTACCAATCAATACATCAATTTCATCTGCTAATGTTTTAAAGTCTTTACCTTGTGTTCTTTCTAACAATTGAAAACCGTTGCCTGAACTACACGTACAAATGTAAGTTCCTCGCCCGTTTTTATCATCAATACGAAATTTTCCTTTTTGCCCGCAGATAGGACATTTCCCTTTAAAGTGCTTACGCCCCGTTATAGGAGGTAACCCATAATGTGCAAATATTTTCGCCCATTGCCCTTTTACGGCATCAATCGTATTCACAGTAAACCTCCTTGTTGTGGCTGGTGGCTAATTTGAGTACGTAAATTTTGAATATTGGCTTGTGCCTTCTTGCGAGATTTAGCAAAGGCAATTTGTTTGTACTTAATAAAGTTACTCACTTCGGGAGTGATTTCTTGTGGTGTGTTATGAAAGCCTCGTGGCCATACCCCAAATTTATCTTTAAAGGTATTAGCAACCCAACCATCACTTATCGGCTTACCCTGTGTCGCTCGTTGGTTCTGGTAGTATTTCAATTGAGACCACCAGCTTTGCTTATCTTCTCGGGTGTAAGTGCGCTCTTTTTTATTCAGTTTTTTGATGTTTCGGCTAGTATCAACTTCGATATCTTCACCCACTAAAGGTTTAAACCCACATTTAGGGCAAACATAAACGCCTGCAGGCTTCATGTAGTGGCAGGAAGAACATTCTTTCGGTTTCTTCTCTCGCTTTTCTTGCTCTCGGCGAGACGAAGATTCACTCATACCATCATTTTTGGTGGGCAGTTCGTTATATTCAATGTCATCGGGATAACCTAAGCGGTGAACAGAACCAGAGTGATCGAAAATAAGGCAAGTCTCTTTTCCTGGTGCGGTACGCAATCCTCTACCAATAGCCTGACACCAACGAATTTCTGATTTAGTTGGGCGAGCGTAAATAATGCAACGAACATCACTATCAAAGCCGGCAATCAATGTGCCCACACTTACAAGCACCTTGGTCGCTCCTTGCTCAAACCGATGAATAATGATTTGACGCTCATCATGTGGCGTATCTGCAGTGATCACCTCAGCATTCACACCTGCACGGTTGAACTCGACGGTGACAAAATTGGCATGACTGACTGTGACGCAAAAGCAAATCGTAGGTAGGTTTCGTCCATTCACAAGCCAGTTATCAACAATATCCCCCACCAAATCTGCACCACTCATGATTTCAGCAATCTCAGCTTCTTTGTAATCACTACCGAACTCTGCGTTGCTGGACGATTTTACTTTTGATAAATCGGGTTTAGTCGGCGCATAGAACTCGTATGAGCTTAAATCACCACGTTTAATTAATTCTTTCATTGTGGTGGGTTTGATCAATGTTTCGTAGTAATGACCAAGGAATGGCGCAAAAGGCGTACCAGATAAGCCAATTACCTTGAATTCACTTTCTCTGATCACTTCTAATATTTTCTTGCGGCGTAAATGTGCCTCATCGATAATTAATAAATCGATGTTGTCTGGAAATTCTCTACGGATAATTGTGTCTGCTGATGCGATTTGAATTAAACGAGTTGGATCATAATTAGGATGATCACGCCATACATAACCAATCTCTTCTGCTGGCAAACCATACTCAATAAAGCGACTGGCTGTTTGATCAATCAAAATGGTGTAAGGAACAAGAAACATTACTCTCATTTCATGCTGAACATGTCCATCAGTAATAAACGCCGCTAACGCCGTTTTTCCGCTTCCTGTTGGGCTATAAATCATGAATGTTCTATTTTGCTTCCATGCCTGACGTAACATCGTCAATCCGCGTTCCTGTGCAAAATTTGGTGTGATTGTTAACATCGGTTTCCTCATCTGAAAATTAGCACTGCCAAAGGAAGGGATTTATTTTTATTTCTTTGGACGTCTAAACGGCTGTTGGCTTTTTAACTCCTATAGAGATCTATATTTAAGATCTACTCACTCCCTTGGCTGTGCCTTCCCTAACACCCCTTTCAAAGATCACCCCCCTTTCCCCCCTAGAAAGTTTCCCCCTCTTCCCCAGAAAACAATCTAGACGGCTAAACGTCTTAACTTCCAATACCTCCTAAATTTAATTACTACTAAATCGATAACGGCTTTGCTGTGTACCCTTGTATTGCTCTCTGATAACGCTTTATGAATTCTCTTAATCTGACGTTAGCTTCATGACGAGCTTTATTGTCTTTACGGTAGGGAACTTGTTCTCGTTCCCATTCCGTTTGATACACTTCTGAATATTTAACTAATGCCTTCTGCCTCATACTTGGGCTTAACTTCATGAGTTGCTCCTGAATCCACTTAGCATCATCAGGGAAGTAATGCTCAGGCATCGGCATGTTGATTTGGTGCATGAGAGTTACCTTCAGGATGCGGAAATAAGTCAGGTAAATCAGGACGGATTTCGTAAGCTTTTACTGCGCCATCTGTTGCAAAAACAATTCTTAGGACGCACTCAACTGGTACCTTGTTTTTTCCATACAACCAATCACAAACCGTAGGCTGAGAACGTCCACATCTCTTCGCCAAGAGTTGTTGACTACCAACGATTGAGATCGCTTTCTCTATTGCTTTATTTTTCATTATCGGTTCTCCTATTAAACCTATAATACAAATCGGTAAAGCGTTTGTCCATAGATAGGCCTATATTCCATTGAATAATTATCGGGAAAGCGATAAAATATATTAAAATCATGAAGGGGGTAAAAATGAGCTTTTCAGATAGGCTAAATGTTGCAATGAAAAATGCAGGATACACACAGGGCGCGTTAGCCAAGGCTGTAGGTATGGCCCAGTCGAGCATAAATCAATTACTCAACAAAGCGTCTGGATCTAGAAAGACAGTTGAGATAGCAAAGGTATTAGGAGTGAGTGCCGAATGGTTAGCTTCTGGAGAGGGGCCTATGATTTCTAGCGAGCAGTATTCTGTAGAGCAGTTAACTAATACTTATGAACATAACCATGTAACCAAAGATTCATATACTGTTGATTTAATGGATCTAGCATATAGTTGTGGACCAGGGAGCTACAACTCCGATTTCCCAGATATAATACGCTCTATATCTTTAGAACCAGAATTCGCATTAAGCACTTTTGGAGGAAGGCCTTCATCATCAGTAAAAGCAATAAATGCGCAAGGTGATAGTATGCTAGGAACCATAGATCCTGAAGATTTAGTTTTTATTGATATCACAGTAAAAAAGTTCGAGGGAGACGGCGTGTATGCATTCACTTTTGGAAATTCTTCACACATTAAAAGACTCCAAAAAATAAAAAACCACCTTGTTGTATTATCAGACAATCCTGCTTACAAGGAATGGCAAATAGACGAAACAGAAGAAGATCAACTTTTTATTGACGGGAAGGTAATAGTTAGCTGGCCAATGAAATTGCGACGTTTCGCATAAATTCCTTTGAATAATTTATATTTCTCAAACTCAGGGCATTCCAGCCCTTTGTTGTTTTCTGAAAGCGGTAATTTCAATCTTGTCCGAAGATAGACGAATAACTAAAAGAATATCTCTTGAGCCCCCCAAAAAACAAGATACACTGTATTTACATACAAAGCTTATTGTTGCAGCTACATATACCCCATGTTTATAAAACCAGTGTTTTTATTCACAGATGATTGGTATCTGATCATTATATAAAATGATAAAAAAATTTTACTTATGAGATGAATTCTAATGTCAGAAGAACTTGGAAGATTAACATACTTTGATGTTGAGAAGATGGGGATATATGGCTGTAATGGAGGAGATATTGATCCTCGATACACACCGAACTACTTTCTTTCTGAGCTTATTTCATGGGTTAACGCTAATCGATTTGAAAACACCCTACCAACAAAAGATGATACTCGATTGAGGAAAAAAATTTATTGTAGGAATGCCTATAAATGCCCCACTACAGGTGATTATTTCTTTGTCTTATGGAAGTCCGAGGAAGATGGCAATGGCAACATACTGGGAGTTGACGTTAATAGCCCAGTTGATAGTGATTCAGATACCGTAGCCTTACTAACTTCTGACGGCAAAGAGGGCAAAAAGTATATCTGGGGTAAGCCTTGTTATTATTGGTACATTACGAGTTTAAATAAATTTGTTGCCATCAAATTTCCTCATTCAAGTACAGACACATACCTGTTTACATCGTATATTAAAGATTTTGTTAATTATAGAATGAGCTTCTCTGGTAAGAAAATATCAAAAAACAAAAGAGAGAGCGTTGGTGGGAAAGACTTTATCTTTGATCGGGTTACTTTTTCTTCTGATGACGGCAAGTTTCGAACACAGTTTTTATTTGATTATAAGATGTTCATGAAAAAAGCAAATAGGGAAACATTGCAGCGGATTAGGGGGAATATTACTCATATTGTGTATCGCAATACGATAAGTACATCTGAGCGTGATGAAAGATCGTTTTTTACTAAGTTATTTGATGGTTTTTCAATGACAAAGGAAGACAAGCCAGCCACAACAAAAGAAAAAAGAATTGAACTTTTAATTGAAGAAACCCCAACTCAAGCTGAGCTGAATAGTATTTTAGAGTTTTATGATGATGGATTCCCAATAAAGTCATCATGGGATAATATTGGATTTAAGGAGGGAGGTAAGCAAAGTGAAACAAAGTGGTTTAATGAATATGTGCTAAGAGATTCATTTACTATATCCTATTCAGCTGCTAGTAAAAAACATATATCTGCTGTCTCGCTAGCTAATGAAATAAGTAAGCATAGGGATAGATTTATCGCTGGATTAATTGAAGACCAAGATTCATCAGATGCTGCTAACGATGATAGTGGGCGTGCAAGAACAAGCGCGGGAGTGGGTTAAAATGTTAAAAGTGATAAGGCTAATTTTTAAGAGATGGATTACATGGGTAATCATGATGCTAATATTATTAGTGTCAGGCATGTCTTACTTTTTAGCGGAAAATATAACTTATAATAATGTCACTAACATCATGTCGGTTCTGCAAAATGTATCTTCAATAATTTTTGCTATAGTGGGAGTTTGGGTTGGGTACTTGTATCCCAAACTGATAACGGAAATTATTAACAACAGAGAAAATGATTTTTTTGATAGTAAAACGGAAACCAAAAAAATGGAGAGCCTAATCACTACAATTGCCTTGTCAGCTATTGTTTTGATTGGTGTTTTAGTGTTTTACTTATTGGTTCTTTTTATCAAAGGAAGCAGTTTTTACATTGATAACTTTAATTTTTTCAAAATGTTAGGCGTAATGTATACATTTATTTTAGTTTGTATACAGATTTATTGTATTTTTAGTGTGATTTTAAGTAACGTTTCCTTTGTGAATAAACTTTACAAACTGCTTAATGATAAAAAAATGGATAGTAGGCTTTAATTTATTAATATTCAAACTAACCCACTCCGGTGGGTTTTTTGTTGTCTAAAACTAACCAAACTCTCAGATACTTCATCTTTATACTAAAAATAAAAAAATCGGAAAACCGATTGACACATTATAAAAAAATGATATCCTAAAAATCGGTAAAGCGATAAAGATAGAGGATAACATGAACAATTTTTTAGGTTTCCCATTAAACCCTTATGACGCCTTGAATAACATAGAAATCATGTTGGAAGCAGGACTTCTATTATCCAGTACTACAAATGATGAGATAAGCGAGATGGGGATTGCCATAATTGATCTTGCAAAACAATATTCGGCTAAGGCTTCTTTAGGATTTGCAAACAAAACAAATGAAGTAACCAAAATTGATAAGTCCGAGATATCACACCAAAACTCATTCTCCGCACGTCTGCGCTTGGCTCTTACGTACTCAGGGATGACTCAGGTTGAATTAGCAAAAAAAATAGGCGTATCGCAAAGCACAATTAGTCAGGTGATAAACGGAAAGGTATCAGGGGTGTGTCGCACTAACGTAATAGCCAAAGCATTAGGTATTGATCGTAACTGGTTGGCTTACGGAGAAGGTAAAATGACAAATTTTTGCACCTCAAAAACAGAGGAGTTATAAGATGACTATTTTACATTCTACCGCAACCCCTAACTTACCGAAACCTGACATACATACAGGCGTAATGTTACCTATGTTCTTGTTTCGTTTCTGGACTAAAACTGAGCATCCAGAGAAAAAAGAAGTTATGGCCACCAGCGCTGAACAAGCTAAAGAGTTATTAGGTGGTGATGTTATTTTCTCTGCTCAATTTCCTTGCGAGGATTAATTATGGCTCACGAACTCAACTTAGAAGCTGTTGCAAAAAAAAGTGACCAACTAAACGCCCTTTTATTCCAGCTCAATGCTGAACGCATATCGGGTCAGCCTGAAATAGAAAGTTTAATTGGACTGGCTTACGAATTATCAGGCGATATCTCAGTCTGGTTAATCGAAGAAAATGCACAGAGAGATAATGATCATGACAAAAGAAATTAAGTCTGATTTAGGTAAATACGAAGATACATTACATAGAGTGAAATCATTTCTAGAAACGGCACAATTTCTCTCTCGTAATGAGGAAGAACGAGCAATTCAACTTAGTTTGTTATCACAAGCAGAAGATGAAATTAGAGAGGCTCTAGGTTATGAATAACACTAAATTAAAAGAATCAGCCTGTGATGAATTAATTTATGCGACTTCTATTTTAAATATCATTATCAACGACAATGTAATGCCTAGCGATAATATGTTTAATGCGATTGAATCTGCAGTAGTTAATATAGAAAGAGCTAAAGAAAGTATATCGAGCATTAATACTGATAAGTCACCAAAGCCTATCGGTGAAATTAAAATTAGTGATAAAGACACAATTGAAACAGCTGTCGGTTGTATTTTAAATGCATTAGAAACTGCAATTAATTTAAAAGTAGCTGAAGAAAGCGGTCATGTTAAAAATTACGATATTCAAATTACAAATTTAATCCAGTTAGCAAAATTAAATTTAGAAACTGTTTATGAAAAAATCAGCTTCATGGAGGCATAATGAATATTGATGAATTAATTACTCTTCCTGATTTAAGTAAATTAACAGAAGGTGAACTAGGTAACTTAAGAGGTAATTTAGATTTAGCTATTGATTCTCTCATTACAGGAATGAAATTATTCGGTGATTTTATGTTTTGGACTGATGCTAATGAAAATTATCCCAAAGATAAAGATTATTTTGGTGACGTGGGATTGTTTATAAGCCAAGTATCATTATTAGTATCAATATTAAATGACAGACTTGGTGGAATTGAATACGAAATATCAAATAGAAAAATAAAAGGAACAAAAAAATGAGCAAACAACACGAAGCTATTGAGAAAGCAACTGATAATCAAATTACTATTGCCATGCGCCCTGTATATATTATTACAGGTGCTAATCGAGCTTACTTAAGTGAACGTTCAGCATTAAATAAGCTAGCAAACATTCTCACTGAGCGTGAGTTTCACAAAGAAGGCATTGAGACTAACTACGAAGGTGAACAATGTGAACTTGAAAATGGCACAATCGCTTTCAAGCGTGGCGAACCTACCGAGCACTTTATGAAACGCAAAGAAACTAAATTATCAGGGCTTCGTGAACGATTAAAGCAGGAGCGTAATATTGAACGCTTACAAAAGGAATATGCTAAAGCTGTAGAAAAATATGATGAGGCAGAAAAAAAAGCTGATAGATTATATTACGAATTAAATAATGCTTTAACCAATAAATAAATCGCCCACTAAATAAAAATTAATTATAGCGTTCATGCTAGGGATTGCTGCGCTCTGAATCAGGAGTAAGCAACATGGATAAATTTAATTTACTTGAAATAAGAAGAAAGCATTTTATTAATTCAGTACTTATTTACATTAAACAAAATGGAAAGAAAACCGAATTTAAATCAAAGGTAAATAATAAAACCATTATTACAGAAATTAACTTTGAAACCTTAAATAATTTCTTTCGTGATGTCTATGAAGAAAAAGATTGCCGTCAACGTTGTAAGTGGAATGATAAAGATATCTATAACACCTATGAGCAATTATACAAATCTAACGGTTCAATTTCTGAAATAGGTAAATTCATGATTGATTATATCGTTGAATATTTACCGCCTTACTTAAATGGAGAGGAATATAAGTATCATGACGTTTTCTGAATTAATGAAAAAAGGTAAGGAGTTAGAGAATAAAGGATTTTATAGACGCGCAATAGAGCAATATAACAAAGCTTTTATTGTTGCAGAACCACCAACCAAAGGCGCAATGAGTTATCAACAAAAAATAAATAATCAATCATCTAAGCGTTGCTTAGGTAAAGCAAAAATTAAAGTGACGGAAAGTTATTTATGAAACATGAAAATATGGCGGTAACTCAACTAATAGAAATTCTAAAAGAAAAAATACCAGATTGTCCGGCTTGGATGCTTGATGAATCTCGTATGAATTATGAAGCACTAACACATCAGGAACTAATGGAGTTCGCTGAATGCGCGGTTAAGCGCCAGCGTTATATTCAAGCCACAAAGTACCTTATTTACTGCAAGGATCGATTTGGCTTTGCTCCCCATGGGAATTATCAGTTTTCTTATAAAAACTTTGGAGCCTACTTGGATATTGAAGTGATTGAAACCTTACTAATTCATCAAATTGAGCGACCTTTATTAGAGGAAAATCCAGAGGAAAAATATATTGCCGTATGGCGTTTTTATACAAATAACGAAACTAGAGAAACTGAAACCGGTATTACATGGCTATTTGACTTCATAGATGACGTGTTTATTAAAGGCTTTCAATTTTTAAATACACCTTTATCAAATAACTCAGTTCACTAGGGGAAATATATGAATAACTTAATCACTATTAACAACACCCAAATGCCTATTGCTGAATATAAAGGTCAGCGCATTGTTACTTTCTCAATGATTGACCTTGTACATGGTCGACCAGACGGTACCGCTCGCGCTGCTTTTAATCGCAATCGTAACCACTTTATTGAAGGTATCGATTTCAATGAAGTAGGTTCGGACGTAATACGTACGGACCTACCTGAAGGGATATTTTCTAAATTTGCTCCTAGCGGCATCGTACTGTTTGAGTCTGGTTATCTCATGTTAACCAAGCCATTCAATGATGATGTTGCATGGCAAGTACAGCGCGAACTGGTTAATAATTACTTTCGTCCCCCCCAAACCGCTATTAGCGAATTAGAAATGATTGCCAAAATCGCCAGTCATACAGCTCAGCAACAACGTCAAATAAATCGTATTGATGAGAAGGTTGAACAGATGCATGAGACTGTCGAACAAATTAAGCAAGGCACTATTCCTGCAGGTTGGATTGGTTACTCATTAGCGAAAACCAAATCTGGTATGACGATTGATAAATGCAAGACGCTTGCCAAGCAATACAGTGTCCGAAAAGACCAAATAACCGTTCTTACCCCAGAAGGCATGCCTAGGCCTATGGCTATCATTCATGAGGCTGACTTCATGGTAGCAATGAAACATATGATGGGCGAAGCAGAAAAACGCGGTACTCGTTGGTATCACCCGAAAATGGGACTATTTCAGGCAATTGGCTGGGAGGATAAATAATGATTATTCAAACACATTTACTTCGTGCTGCTTTAGTTTGTGTGGCTAAACATGATCCTCGTTACTACCTGCAAGGTATTCATATCAGCAATAAGTACATTGAAGCGACTAACGGACATGTTGCTGTGCGTATGGAACATGGCATAAAAACACGCCGTAACGAAATACTTGAATTCAGAGGCTCTATTCCTGCAAAGGCAAACACAACAGAAATTAAATTTACTGAAGAACCTTTTGCTATTCATCGCGACAAAAACGGTCATCGCGTGGGGTTCTCTGCACTTGTTTCACATAAAGGTGCGCGCTTTCCTAATTTAGATCTCGTCATCCCGACAGAATATGAACTTTGTTTACCTCATATGCAGGCTATCTACCTTACTTATCCTGAAAAGATGTTTAGTACTAGTCGCGGATGTCATCCTGTCTCATTTCATCCATCAGGAATGACCAAGCCTTGCCTATTAAAATTTAGTGACGTGATAAACGAAAAATACGGCAATCCGCAATTCGTTGTTATGCCATGCAGAACTTGAGGTGAAAATGAAAATTGAATATATCTCCAGTGGAACAGGAAGCATGGCAAAGGTAGTTATTTTTTCCTTTATCACTGAACGAAGAAAAATAAATCGGTTAATTGATCGGGCATTGCTTTTTACCCCCGTTCACGAAAGCACTATCGGGTTCTTTTTTCGTGTCACCACTCTTTATGGCAAACCGAGTCACGTATTACGGGCTTACAAGATTATTTGCAAGGAGGCAAACCAGTGATTGAGAAGAATAACACTGAGCATGAAGTTAACGAATATGATGATCCGCTTATTAAGGTAATTCATCATTTTGATGACGGGTGCTGTTATATCGAGCCTTATCTTCATGACTTAAATTTTAGGCGATTTATCCATGACGGGGTATATAAGCCCCGCCCTAACCCTAAACAAGTTACTGAGCCAAAGTTAATACCGAACATTAAAAAGAAAAAACGTAAATCGAAAGGAGCTCGCCATGCTGAAGTTTGATAAAGATAACCGCTTAATTTTAGATGAACTAAAAACACTTGAAGACTATCTGCGGGCTTTGGCTTATTGCAACTCTTCTATTATGCGTATCGATGCGGAGCTTGACAGAAAGGAAGATAGATACCCCGAATGGGCTACTCGCGCAAAAACAGCCCGTAAATACTTGAACTGGCAACGTCGATATATTTGCGATCAACTGGCTATTTTAAAGCGCCAACGTAAAGAGGTCGATTATTCACGCCGAATACTCAGAAATGAAATTTTAGTTGCTGAACTTAAAAAGCTCATTACTCACGAAGAGTTTATGCAACTTGTTAATAAAGCCGAAACAGAAGCTAGCGCGCAATTAGTCTCTGTCTTGGAGGTAGATCATGACTACGACTGATCCTGTTTTAATTAAATTAATTTCAGACAACATGGCTGATCCCAGTGATATAACTGATGCCGTCTGGAAAGCTGGTTATCGTAAAACAGATTTTACCACTGAGCAGATCATTGATATTGCGGTAAACATGACAGGTGATTCTATCCTTTTAAAATTACCTCATGACACCCTGCCTAAGACTTTAGATGACATCAGTAAATATCATTTAAACGATATCATTTTCGATGCTTATTGGGATAACCCGCCTGCAGTTATTGCGCGGGATATTATGGAGAACGGGTATAGGAAGGGAGGTGATGATGCTATATGAATGTTTACCCATTTCGGCGTATTGCAATTTATATGGAGAAACACCTGAAGCCATTAACAAACGCTTACAAAGACAATTTTGGATTGAAGGTGTGCATGTCTTAAAAGTGGAAGGCTCAAAAGAACGATGGATCGATATTGCAGAGGTGAATAAATGGGCTCGCAAAAACAAGCAGAATACTCATTACCAAGAGGAGTAACTGTTCGTAATAATAAAACCAAACAAACTATTGTCATCACGTTTACCTATAAAGGGGTTCTCTGTAGAGAGCCCTTATCTAGATTAACAGTCGATAATAAGAACATAAAATATGCTGAAAGACTGCTTGCTGAGATTCAAAATAATATTGAAAGATCTACTTTTAATTATGCTAAGTATTTCCCTGAATCTAAAAAACTCCCATTATTTGGGGTTAATAATAAAATAAAAACCATTATTGATTATTTAGATGAGTATCTCGTTATATGTGAGACAAGAAATTTATCGCCATCAACTATTGGTGGGTATAAAAAATGCAAGAGCGCCTTATCTGACCTACATAAATTACAAGTAACATCATTAACACCTGCGATCGTGAAAAATTGGATACAAAAACAATCTACATCATTAAAAACGATACGAAATCAGCTTTCATTTTTACGGAGTGCAATAGATGAAGCAATTACTGATGGAGCAATATCTGTTAACCCTGTTAGTTTAGTTTCAGCTTCTCGGTATCAATCAAAAGGTGGTACCACAGAAAGCAGTTATATTGTTGATCCACTATCACCAAAAGAAGTGTCTGCTCTACTTCTTGTCGCTAAATATGAGCAATGGAAAAACTTATTTAGGTTCGCTATCAATACGGGATTACGAAGCTCTGAACTATGCGCCTTAAAGTGGAGTGATATAGATTTCATTGAGCGCACAGCCCACGTTCAATCAGCAAGTGTTGTAGGCGTTATCAAAGAAACAAAAACTAAAGCTGGAACAAGGAAGGTTGAGCTAAACGATGAGGCCATGAAAGCGCTTAATGAACAAAAACAATTTACGTTTATGAAAGATGGCGTCATTTTTGAAGATCCTAAAACTAATCAAGCTTGGGCTAGTGCTGATGCAATTAGAAAAAAAGCATGGGTACCAACATTAAAGAAAGCTGGCATAAGGTATAGAAACCCCTACCAAACAAGACATACGTTCGCCACTCGAAATATTAGCCAAGGAGTTAATCTATTTTGGCTCGCAGGGCAAATGGGGCATAAAGGCCCAGAAATGCTATTTAGACATTATGGATCTTATCTAAAAGAATATGACGGTAATACAACAAAACAAGGAAAATCGATTAGCTCTAAATAGCCTATGCATAGACAGTGCGGTGACTACAAAATGCACGTGAAATGCACGCCATACAGACAGCATTAAAATAGTCATTAAAAATCAATAAATTAAAACCATTCAGATGCGGGTTCAACTCCCGCCAGCTCCACCAAATTTGGTGGGTCAGTGATAGGACAACGGTTTCAAAAACAAGAAGTTAGCGAAATCATCAAGACTACACACTGACACAGATAGGACTCTAAATCATACGCAAATCGTACGCGGATTATTTAGAGTTCAAAAAGGCTCACTTCGGTGGGCCTTTTTATTAAGATCGTCAAGGGTGAAAAATGAAAACATCAGAATTAATTAAGAAGCTACAAGAAATAGATAAAACTGTACCTTTTGATGCTGACATTGTTACTGGTGATGACTGGCTCCCTTGTGGTGTTGAAAATGTTTACCACGCCCCACCCAATACATATATTCAATTCAACTCCTATGATGCCGACGAGATGTGGGGAGATCTACAAGAAAATAATAGGCGTACATCTATTGTCGAACTATCAGCGCGAGTTAGCGAAATAAATGATGTAGTAAAAATGATAGAGTCCAACCCTTCAATTACAGCCTTGGATATAATAAAAGAATTAAATTCCAGATCTAAACGGATGTCAGAAATGGTTAATTTATTGAAAAAAACAGAGTAGCACCGATGCTCGACGGAGACGACCGAGTTATATAATCAATCAGTTATCCATTTCTGGTGTCTTATTCGTGTCCTGATTTTATATCACTTAAAAATACCAGAGCTCAAATCAATAAAATGCTCTAATGATAACTTACCTTCAAACTTGTCTCCATATTCCCGATTCATTGTCTGCATGTCTAATTTGAATGATATATTCTTAAATTTACCTGATTTATTTATGGGAATTAATTTATTATCTAAAAAAAACTTAATAACTTTTTTATGCCCTTCAATATCATCAATATTTAAGTAAAAACACGCAACTCCAGATTCAGCATTATTCGTATATTTACAATGCTCGACTACACTATTTAAAATTGCTTTTTGACATATTTTTTCTGTGAATTCCGCATCATTAAAAAAATACATCCACTTACCAATTTTGTCGTTATTTGTGCTATTGCTTTCATTTTTAGATGAAAAATAAACCCAAAAATCATTTTCTCTAATCTTCATAAAACACCTAACTTATACATGATAATATTTTAGTGTAACACTCTACTTATTATATTAAACTTCCTCTTCTTTTTGTCTGCGTTCTTCTTCCTAATCAACGGATACAATATTGTTCGTCGGAATATCAGGAGATTCATAAAAAACATAATATTCAATGTTCTATGAGAGATAGTTATGACTGTTATCAAAATACATTAGCAGAGTGAGTCAATGGGATATTAAAAATAGAATACTAGTTAATAAAGCCGAGAAATTTAGAACAAGCTCGGAGATTGGTTGACGAATCAATACAGATATAGCCATTACTAGCTATCAAACCGTGGAGCTAATACTTCTCGATTGCCATTACAATTTTGTTCACTAACGATACCCTGTAATTCTAACTGCTCTATAATCCTTGCTGCTCTGTTATAACCGATTCGAAATTGTCTATGAATACCTGAAATAGAAACCCACTGTTTTTCTACCGTAAATTCAACTACTTGAGCAAATAATGAGTCAAGCTCTTCAGCTGACATATTTGTATTCTGGACATCATCATAAAGATTAAGATAACTCACGCTTCCCCATCGTTTACAATAATCGACTGCATCCCTAATATCTGAATCACTCACATAAGTACCTTGAATTCTTATAGGTCCAGAGAAACTCGGTGATACAAATAACATGTCACCCAAACCAAATAGTGACTCAGCGCCATACTGTCCAAGGATTAAATTAGAATCAGCCCTAGACGACACAGAAAGAGCAATACGCGTAGGAATATTAATTCGAAGCTGTGAACCGATACCGGTGGATAAAGGGCTACGAGTCGTTAGTATTAGATGAATACCAACCGCATGACCTTGCTGGCTCAATAGAACTAACATTTCCCCTATTTGTTTATACTCGCCAATGAATTGAACGTAATCATCAACACAAACAACAATTTCAGGCTCACTGTCTAAATAAGGATGCTCACTATAATTTTTATTAGAGCGCCCAAAAGGATCAGGTATAGGCTTACCTAACTCTTTTGCATTTGATATTACCTTATTGTAACCACTCAAATTGCGCTGATTTAACGCACTAAATAATTTTTGACGGCGTTGCAATTCAGAGACTAAAAACGATAATGGCTTTATTGATTCAATAGAATCAGAGGCAACAGGAAACAATAAGTGGGGTATATCGTTGTATAAACTGAGTTCAAGCTGGCTTGTATCAAACATCACAAAGCGAACTTTATCCGGTGGGTTTCTGTATAAAATGCTCATTACCAAGGAATGCATTAACATTGACTTACCTGAGCGCGTTACACCTGTAATAAGTAAATGTGGCATTTGAGCCAAATCCCAGCCTATTGGTTCTCCTATAATATCTTCTCCTAACATGACAGAAAGGGAAGATAACCCATTGTTTTCGTTCCATTGATTAAAGCATTCAATAAAAGGCACCGCTCGACGATATGTGTTAGTCACGCGCAATCCGATATAAGGTGTACCCGCAATAAAATCAATAACTTTTATATCAACGACGCTCAGGGAACGACACAATTCTGGCACTAACGCTATCACTTGAGAGACTTTTATCCCTCTACCCAATTCGATTCTAAAGAGGGTAAATGTTGCGCCTTCATCATAACCGACAACCTCACCTCTAATTTGGTATTGCAAAAAGCAAGACTCGATCGCTTGAGCCATTAAATCCAATTCTTGAGATGACCAGCAAAGCTCAGAGGTATGAATAAACGGTTGTGCCAT